CCATCGTCGTTTAATTTAAAATCAATCATCGTCACGGCCTCCTTCCATAACTAAAGTTTTGCGTTGCGTCTTGCTGCTTCATATAATCGCTCATATAAGGCCCGGCAATTTGAGCAAACGTTCGGCCATCAATATTTAAAATGATTGGCTGATCAGAATTACCCATTGAAGCAGAAATACCTTTGCCAATAGCACCAAGCGTTTCGGCGTTAAGTGGTAATGCAGCCTCGGGTCCAGCCTCACCAGCACCTTTAAGTTGACCATTTGCCCCGCCAAAAATAGTTGGCTGGTTAAAAATTCCACCCTTTGCGTACCAGTCCACAGATAGATGTGGTACCGAAGGCGGCTTCAAACTAAATGAACCATTCAAGTTAAAATGTGGCAATGGCGGCATATCAATCTTTGGAATTCGTAAATGCATCCCAGTGAAAAAGCCTTTAATTTTACTGACAATATTTGAAATTGTATTTTTAGCTGCATTGATTGGGGTAGTGATTGCTGTTTTAATACTGTTCCAAATACGACTGGTCGCTGATTTAATCGCATTCCACGCTCCAGTTACACCGGTTTTAATGCTGTTGTATACGCCTGATATTGATGTTTTAATGCCATTCCAAATACTTTTAACAGTTGAAGCAACTCCTTTAAAAATAGAACTGGTTACTGTTTTAATACCATTCCAAGCATTTTTAACAGCTGTGCCAATCGCCTTTGCAACGGGAGAAATAACCTTGGTTATTGCACTCCATGCACTCTTCGCAACAGAGGTGACAGATTTAAAAATTGAACTAGTGACATTCTTAATTCCATCCCACGCAGCTTTAACTGCCGTGCCAATTGCTTTAACGATTGGACTGATCACATTTTTAATTGCCGTCCATACAGTTTTAGCAACGTCCCCTACTGCTTTGAATACTGAACTTGTGACGTTCTTGATTCCGTTCCATGCATCTTTAACTGCGTTTCCAATGGCTTTGGTCACGTCCGTTATTACATTTTTAATTGCATTCCATACGCTACTGGTAACATCCTTTATTCCATTCCAAATATCACCAAAAAAGTCTGCTAACGGCGACCATACAGTTTTTGCTAAAGCAACGATTCCATTCCATGCTACCGATAGCAAACTAGTTATAACAGTCCAAACGCCTTGGATAACTGACTGAATTGTCATAAAAACGACCGTGATAATACTTTTAATAGTTTCAAAAATTGGCTTAGCCACATTTGCAATTCCAGTCCAAACACCACTTAAAAACGTAGTAATACCAGTCCAAACTGATTTAATCCAATTAGTGAAACTAGTCCAAGCAACTTTAACCGCATCCCAAACCTTTGAAGCACCACTAGTAATTCCTAACCAAATGCCACTGAAAAATGATGCCATTCCGCTCCAAGCGTTTTTTAACCAGTCCACAAAATCTTTCCAAATTTTCTGACCAGTTTTTGTTTTTGTAAAAAACAATGTTAAAGCAGCAACAACAGCAGCAATCGCAATGACAACAAGTGTAAATGGATTTAAAGCCATGACCGCATTAAATGCAGCCTGAATCCCAGTTCCAATTTTTGTGACGTTATTAAATAATGTAAATCCGTCTTTAACGGCAGTTATAGTTGCCGGTAACTTACTAATACCAATCATCAATTTTCCAATGATTAATGTTGCTGGTCCAACTACCGCTGCAATCCCAGCAATAACCATAATAAATTTCTTTACACCGTCACTTGTCTGGGTAAACTTATCAACCATTGCACCAGCAAAGTCAGCTACTTTTTCAATGACTGGGGCTAACGCTTCCGTTATCTTAATGGCTGCGGATTCTAACGACCCTAGCATTTGGTCTATTGCCGCCTTTGGACCCTTGTTCATTTTGTCAGCCATACCTTTTGCGGCGCCGCCAGAATCTTTGAAGCTCTTGGTTAGTTTATTAAACTTAGCTGGTCCTGCACTAACTAACGCAGTCATCCCTGATAGTGATTCTTTACCAAATAATGTACTCATGGCTTGCGATTTTTGTTCTTTGGTTAATCCGCTGAACTTATCTTTCAGCATTGCAATAATACTGCCCAAAGGTTTCATCTTTCCTTGCGCATCAAAGAAGTTTAATCCATATTGTTTTATAACTTTGCTCATCTTATTTGTCGGATCAGCAAGACGTGCCATTGATGTTCTCAATGTGGTACCAGCTTGTGAGCCTTTAACACCGGCATCACTCATGATACCAATGGCAGCGGCAGACTCTTCCAAGCCAATACCCATTGCATGAGCAACAGGGGCAACGTACTTCATTGCGTCACCCATATCGCCAACTTCGGCATTGGTATCAGCAGCAGCCTTAGCAAAGACGTTAGCGACGTGTCCTGACTTTGAAGCGTCCAATCCAAATCCACGCAAAGCGGTAGCAGCATTTTCAGACGCTACGCCTACATCCCCGCCAGAAACGGCAGCAAGGTTCAAAACTCCAGGCATGGCCTTCATAATCTCGTTTGCCTTAAATCCAGCTGATCCTAAGTTTTCCATACCGCCAGCAGCTTCTTTAGCGTTAAAAACTGTCTTAGCTCCTAAATCAACAGCCTGACTCTTTAACTTTTCTAGTTCTCCACTGGTTGTGCCAGAAATAGCGCCGACACGATTCATTTGATTTTCAAAATCGCCACCGGTTTTTACAGCAGCAGCTCCCACCGCTACAAGTGGAGCAGTTACCCCAACGGATAACTTCTTACCAACGCTGGAAACTTTTGTACCACTGTCGCCAATTTTTTCGAGTTTAGCAGCAGTTTCAGTTGATACGCCACCCTGCTTGCGGATTTCTTCATTGACGGTTGAAAGCTCGCCTTTTAGGTTAGCCTCGGAGGTTTTTGCGTCATCAAGTTTGGTTCGCATTTGAGTGACTTCTTGGCTATTTTCTCCGTAAGCAGTTTCAGTTTCTTTTAACTGCTTTTCAAGATTATCAACTTGAGCCGCAGCTAACTTATTTTGTTCGCCTAACTTCTTTTGCTCTAATGCGTTCTTTTCTGCTTTGGTAGCATTGCTACCCAATTCGGCCGTTTGCCGTTTGAATGAAGCAGTAACGGCATCTTGTTTGGATTGTAGTTGAGATGATTCGCCTTTTAAGGTTTCCAGCTTTTCTTTAGCCGTTAAAGCAGCTTTGCCTTCATCAGATAATTGACTGTTTACCTTTTTTAAAGCACTTTCTAAGTTGCTCTGAACTCGTTGGGCGTCGGCTACCTTACCAGCTTGTTTTTCCAAAGCACTGGCAGAAGTATTCGAATCATTTTTCATATTCTCAAATTCAGCTGATAACTTCTTAACTCGTTCGCCCGCAGCGGTGGATTGCGTCTCTAATTTTTTTTGTTGAGCTACAAGTTTATCCACTGCGCTTGCGTTATCGCCCATAGCAGCAACTTGAGCTTTATACTCTTTAGCTGCTGTATTCATTGTTGTGTTTATTTCTTTTAGCGTTTTTGAGAACTCAACCGCTCCACTAGCTTTAAACGCTAAGACAACATTAGATTGCTCATTTGCCATGTTTTTACCTCCTCTCGATTAATTCCAAAATGGAACTTGATCCATATAAACCTCTTTCTCTTCTTCAATCGCGTCAGGATTATTAATTTCTAGCCACATAACATATGACTTCAAAAAGAAATTAGGCGTAATTGATAACAAAAATTCAGGTGTCCAATGCAGTAAATTAGTCGCAACATAAATAAAAAAGTCCCAAGGATCATCTACTTGACCGTCTTGGGACTCCTCATTTTGTTGCGAATTTAGTTTTTTACTTTTTTGCCATCCGCTGGTTGAAAGTAACTGCTATTAAATACTTTCATTGCGTCGTTGTAGACACTTTCGATTTCGTCAAAAGGAATCGAATTAATTAATTCTTGCGGAGTAGTTTCAGTTCCACCACTGCGAACAATCCCATAAATCAACGAACTCATAATTTTTAGAACGTCTGTGTCCATATTCACCTTTGACTTTGACATTACCTTTTTCATATCACGCTCAAACGCGACGAAAGATTTGCCATATGCCTCAGCAACGTACTCCATTGTTCCCATGTTAAAAGAAACTGGAATCTCGACACCTTGAATTTTAATGTGGTGCTTTTCAGCCGCTGAATTTGGTAGAAGGTCTTTTAATTTTGCCATCCTAAGCCTCCGTTGGTGTCTCTGTTGCAGCAGGAGTTGAAGTTAATGCTGCCGCTTGATCCTTGTTAAAGACAACCTGCTTCATGAAGTCATCCACAGTGAGAGTGGTCTCGCGTTGGTTTGAATACTTTGCGTAAAGGGCGTGATTATCCCGTAATCCACTAGCCTGAACCGTCATACTTGGATCTTGTTCCTTAAATTCGTCCTCGCCTGTGTCATATTCAACAACGGTAGCTGGATCAACGGTACAATTTGGGAACCACATTGCGTCCATAACACCATTAGATTTTTCCGCCACGAAGCCCATTGCAAATTCTGGCGCCTCAACTGCATCAGACGTTGCAAACGAAATGCCGTTTTCTGCCAGCGCTCCAGTCAGTTGATCTAGCACGCTAGTTCGTAAACCAGTGTGGTCGATAGAAATTTCTTCGCTAGTTTCTTGGTTGACTGACGCAATCTTAATTCCAGAAGCCCAAAGGTCAGTAACCTTACCATTACCCTTAACACTCAACTTTTTGGCGATTGAGGCACGGATTATTTCATCCGAATAAACCGCTGGCGAGTTGGTTGTTTCCTTCGTTGTTTTCATTGCGAAATACAAATCACGAATTGTGATTGTATATGCGTCAATATTTGCTTTACTATTTTCTACTGTTGCCATTTTTCATCATTCCTTCTTAAAATAATTTTTCGGTCAGTATTTTTAACACTGCCGATTTGTTTGCATCTAATGCGTTTTTTACATAATGCTGTGCCCGTTGTGGATGCTCTCCACCGGTGCCATGCTCGGAAAATAGCCAGTAAAACGAGTCCCCGCCGAACGTCACTTCAATCTCATCGTCATTAACAAAAACGTGTAAATCATCAGCCATATGGTCCTTTTGAATCTCTGACTTAGGAATCAGTGGCCTTAATTTTTTAACAAAAAAATTAGCCGCCTCTTCTTGAGCAGCTAAAATTTTCACGCTTGAAACGTTGTATTTTTTTAATTTGGAACTTAAATCCGAAAATCCGTTATCACTCATCTTCCATCACCCGAATGTACGTGTGAAAATTAGTAACCGTTACATCATTCTCATCACCCAACGACGCTTCAAAGTCTGTATAAGGCGTCTCACTGAACGCTTTCTTAAACAGGTTTAAATCGGCTTCTGTCCCATGGGTAAACAACGAAATTTCGTATTGTGGTAAATAGGCATTGTGCCGACCACTCGCTGAAATCTTACTTTCATTCACAAACGAATATACATAGTACGGGTAAGCTTGATTTTTACCGGCTACATCTCGGAAAACCGGCAAGCCCAATCCTTTTAATTTAGAGCGCATTTCTGCAAAACTAAGTAACATAATCAAGACTCACCTCCATTGTTTTTTCATCCTCTAAGACAAATATCCGTGTAACTAAAAAATCGACCCCGCGAATGCGAAATCGATTATTTTTTTGAGTTATGGAATTATCCAACCGGATTTTAATCCGTTTTACCACATCACTTTTAGCTTGTTCAGAAAGATATTTTTCGGTTGCGGTCACGCCCAAATCGGAATAATAAACTGTTCGAACTGGCTCCCAAGTTTCTGCTGGTCGGTCGTTTTCGTCCACACCATTCACAAGTTTCAGTAAGCTCGCTCTATGGCGTATCTTGTTCGTTAACCGTTTCGTCATCGGCGAACACCTCACTTAACAAGAACGGCGTAAGCGACTCTAATCCGTCGCCAAGGTCCTTTTCAGATACTCTAAAATCATTCAATAAAGCCGCTACCATGAGAATCATTTGATGTGATTGCTTGCCGGTTGCCGTTTGGACAAATCGACGCGCAAACGCCAAATAATTGACTAACATAGTATCGTCCATGTCATCTTCAAATTGGATATGACTTTTAAAATCTTCTAACAGTGGTTCATCTTTCATATGCGATTACCTCGCTGACTATCCCTCTGCTGGTTTGCCAGCTAAGTTCAATTTGTACATTGTTGGTTCGAGTGGGCTAAAGATTAATTGACCATCTAATAGGTTGTAAATCTTGGCACCAATCAAGTTAGACGCAGAATATAATTCATTGAGAACTTGTAGTTCCATTGAGCCTAAAACGTCTTGAATCTGGAATGACTTAAAGTCACCAAAGTAGAATGCTGGCACTGATTCGTCTTGCTTGTCGTCGGCGAATAAGTAATCGGTAACGTGTGCGTTATATCCCAGCAAGCGACCGTCCACGCCAGCAATTTGACCGTTTTCGAGTGCGTCTAATGGACGATACAAAGGACGACCGTTGGCATCTTTAGCAGTTTCGATTAAATCTTGTGCAGCAGTGTTTAAGAAGAACATTGAGTTTTTACGTACTGAACTTTTAACCGAATTTTTAAAGTGAACAAGCGCATCAGATACAGCACTACCAGTTGTTAAGTCAACAGCTGCGGCTGGTGCGTATTCAACAGCTTGCTTCAATAATGAGCCATCATTTGCATTGTCGGTGTCGAGACCGTTAAACATATAGTCAGCTTCTTTGGCAGTATATGCCTTGCTCAATTCAGTGATCACTTCATTTTCAATGTTAATTCCTGAACGGTTGGCCAGCTTTTTCGTAAATGTTACCAATGCATCAAATTCAGTTGGGTCAAGTACGCGTTCTTCTAATTCAATAGCTGAATCAGGAATAGGATTGGCAATTGTACGTTCCACTTTGTGGCCATTTGCAGTTGGTGCTTTAACAAGAACTGGGTAGCCATTTGTGTTTGAATCTGAATGTACAGTACCAAATTGACGTAGGCCATTTTCTTCTTGGGCATAAGAAATAATTTCTTTTTCAATAGTTTTTGGAACGGTTAAACCACCCTTACCAGTGATAATACCAAAATCGCGTGCTTCTGCTTGGTCAATGTTTTGGCCTAACGCAGCCTTAGTAAACAGTTCACGTGTTTTGCCATCACGACGTTCTGCGTTTTCTTTAGCAGGAATAGTAATGTTTGGCTTGATTGCAGCACGTAAAGCAGCACGGCTCTCGCTAGAAACAACCTTTCCCTTGGTTTCGTCCCCCTTGTTGTCATCACCTGGTGCTGGAGCAGGAGTTGGATCCTTAGGATTGTCGTCATCATCATCTGGTTCATCACCGGTTGCGTCTGCGTCAGTGATTGCCTTGTTAAGTTCTTCCAGTTCAGCCTTAATTTTTTCAACTGCATCAGTGATTGTCTTAACCTGTTCGTCAGTTAAATCGGCTGAACGAGCTTCTTCACCATACTTATTTAACTTTGCTTCCAATTCTGCTTTGCGTTTTAATAAATAATTCATGTTTAAATTACCTCTTTCGTGTTTTGAATTTTTTGAATCAATTTTTGACGCTCAATATTCTGAATCAGTTTTTGACGCTGTTTAATACTTGTGATTAAATCGCTACTATCATTCTCTTTGTCGCGAGAGAGTGACGCTGTTGTGTCGTCATAAGCTGGTAACGCAACAACCGAAATTTCGTATAAATCAACGTCGGTCACGGTTCGTTTTGGTAAGCTTTCATCTGAATAGTCCCATTCGTCTGAAACGACCACGAAACCAAAACTCATTTGATTAATATCACCACGTTCCATTGAAACAGCTAGATCACGACCAACTGTTGTGTTGGGCAATTCGAGATCGAACGCCAAACCAGTCTTATCCTCATCTAAAGTCAGTGTCTTGGCCTTAGTTCGCCCAATTACATTTGCCCAATCATGAGAGAATAGCGCGCGAATATCATCATTCTCGTTTAACGTTCTCGAAAATGCACCGGGCGCAATTGTCTCTTGAAAATATCCACCAATAATTGTTGGCGAATTAAAAACGGACGCATACCCCTTAATGTTGCCAGGAGTCGCATCCGTTCCGTCACGTTTATTAAATTGGTCAAAATTAAAGCTTCGTGTTTCCCGTACTGTCATTAATATCACCTCCTTTCAGTGAAGCCTTAACGACATCTGGCAAATCCTTTAGTGGCACTAAATCTCGACTGATATAACGTTCATCTGCCAATGGGTCGTCTGACCGTGGTGCGCCAAGAATTTCGCTGGCGTCATTTGGTGACCAGATACCTGTTCGAACATTATTGTATGCGATAGTGGTTTTAGTCGAATAGTTGACGAAATCCAAAGTGTTAAGCTCAAATTCTACGTGCAAGCCAGTTCCATTTAACAGCAAATGAGTATAGTGTTCCGCCAAATTTTGCAAGATTGGTTTAACCGTTTTATTGTGCAAATACATCATTGCTTTTTCCACATCAGAGACCATGAGCTTTTGATATGTGTCAACGTTGATTCCGAAAAACTTACCAAGGTCAGGCTTGTAAACGTTCAAATAATTAAGCACTTTATCATCTTCCACCGGGCTTTCAAGGGTTTCAACGTTGTAACCTTTGCCAAGTGGAATCATCTTCGTTACTGATTTATTCGAAACGTCATCAAGTTGGCTAGTGATATGTTTAATCACTTCACCTTGCATCTTATTTCCGGGGTTTAAAACGGTGTCAATCTTAAGCAAGAACGCGAGCAAGCCACCCTTTTTATACTTATCTGTCAGTGTCTCTTCCGCATTCATAACGCCTTCTAAAGTGCTTTTAGCAAGGTCTAAAATACCAGTACCTTGGTCGAAACGGACGCCCATTTTTTTGACGTGTTCGACAAGAGAGCTCGGTAACTCATTGCCATTTAACGAATAATGCTCAACTAAATTATCATCTAAATAGCTATAAATGTTATCCAGTAGATGTAGACTTTCACCGTCATAAACTGGAAAAACTTCGCCATGCAGCAGCAACGCGTTGGTTTGTAGTTGCATGAATTCGGTTGCCGTTAAATAGTCGTTTGGATGATTGAGTAAGTCCAATGCATAACCATGTTTAATTTTATTACCCTCGCTATCTTTCAAAACCGGCTTAGCTAAGGCTATCTGCGTAGAAATATCATTCATTAATTCATTAACGTCACTCGATTTTAAAACCGAATCATCATTGACTAATTTCGTGTTCCAACGAATCGTGGAATTAATATAATCATTCATTAATCCCTTTGTATCAAGTCGCCGAATCAAGTAGTTTCGGAAACTATTTCTAAGTCCCAAAGTTGTCTCACCTCCTATTTGTAAATTTCGTTTAGATAATTGCTGACATCCTCTGGATTTTGGTCGTCCATTTGGGTAATTGTCGATTTGTGTGCGTCAAAAAATGCAGCAGCACCATCAATTTTATGTTTGGACGCTCGTTTGCTTGGACCTTTCATGCCATTGATATTCTCGATCACCACAAGATTAAGCAAACAGTAGACCAGCAAAGGATTGTCAGTCACCAAACGATTTTCATAAACCAATCTTTCAGTGTCATCAATCACTTCGTTCATGATTTTCGGGTATTGATAAATCGCGATACATTCAAGTCCCAAATCTTCCAGTAATTCAATCATGTGCTGTGACATAGCCGGATCATAATTAAGCTGTTGGATTTGATATTGTTCCATTAATTCCTTAATAGTTTCAATCACTTGTTGTTGGTCAATCATCTTGCCATCACAAAATTCAACAAAGCCTTTTTTGGCCAATTCTCGATATGGTACATTATCTTCCTGTTCTCGATACTCAACATTTTCATAAGGCAAAAAGTAAATTTGCTTAACTTTTAAAATTGCTCGCCCGTTTTCGTCATAAGTTGGAAAATTAATCGATACACAGGTTAAATCGGTTGTTTTGGATAAGTCCAATCCCAGCCATGCCGGCTCGTCCTTTAAGCCAGTCATTTCATTTGGCTGTAGGATTGGCTCAATCTGATCTCGATTAAAATAATTGTCCGCAGAATTAACAAAAACATCTAAATGTTTAGATAGAAATTCAGCTTTACCATGCTCGGAACGTTCGGCTGACTTAAATTCGTTTTCCAATGCAGCCATCATAATTGATACGTTCAAATTAGGATTAACCATCTGCCAAACATGCCTATCTTTCCAATCGTAACGTTTGTTAGGCTCGTAGATTAATACCAACCTGCTATCGTCATTATCTTCATCCAAAATAACTTTAGATTCCTTGTAGACACGCATCCCCACCGAGCCGGAGCCTTTACCAGCTGTGGAAATATTAAACATAAGCGGCTGCTTACGTTCAACCATTGCTGATTTAAAGTTGTCATACTGATCCATGTTGGTTTGTGAGTGAAGTTCATCATTCAGTACAAAAGAAGGGTTAGAACCTTCAATTTTGCCAGTGTTTTTAGTCATGACCCGAAAATTATTTTCATAGCTGATACCATCATTTTGATATTTATAAACTGCTGAAAGAATTGAACCGCCCTTTTTGAAAATTTGAGTCTGATCGTACAGTTCTGGTGAGTTTTGAATAGTGGCAGCAAAAGGTTTAGCGGCGTATTGAGCTTGTTCAAAGTCCGCAGCACAACAATATACGTCTGCACCATTCTCATCATCCCCATACATAGCAAAAGCCAAGGCTCCCGAACCAATTAAAGTTTTTCCGTTTTTCTTCGGTACCTGCCAGTAAACTTCACGAATCACGCGGACTGTTTCATCTTTTTCATTCTTGTGTTGCCATCCATACGTTTGTGCAAATCCATACAGCTGCCATGGTTCTAACTCTAAATGGCTTCCAGCTAAAGTTCCCTTAACGTGTCGTACATAAGTTTGGATGAAATCCAATGCCATGTTGGCTTTATTGTTATCCCACCAAATATCTTTCCGCTTTTTCCAATGGTTATAACGTTTAACCGATTTCACGATTGTTTGGGGATAATCTTTCTTACTTTTGTTTACCATTTTTGCGTATAGGTCAGCATAATTAACATCTGGTTCAATTATCATTTAGCCCACTTCTTCTTAAACGAAATTAGCGTGTTTCCGGCTTCCGTTTCTTTTTCAGCGACTCCGGTTCCAGTATCGACAGTTGTGCCACCAGTGATAACTTTTTTAGATAAAGCTTTATTTGTCATTCCTAATTTTTCTAACGCTTTAACTTTTTTCTCATTCCAGATATCAACCTGCACGGATAATGGGTCTTTCGTGATATTTGTGTTGTTGCCCTGATTGGTGTGGGTACGAGTTGCCTGAAATTTATTATCCTTCCACCGTTCGAACATCAAAGTGTAAACTTCGTAAATGTCGATATACGTGTCAATCATTGGGTCAAGTAGCGGGCTATACGTGTCCGTGTGCTCTAAAATATCTTTCACCCGTTTTCGTTCGGTTTTGGCAGCCTCGGTCGCCATTTCTCTTCTATCAGTGTCCTTAGCACGATTCGCCATTCTCTCATCCCTTTCTGCTTTGCGTTTTTTCTTCGGAGAGGTCTCCCTCCATCCGTCATACCTATCCTCATCAAATTTTTTTAAATTATTTTTCGACGGGGGGGCTACATTTTTTCGAAATAGCTCGCAAAAATTTCTGGTTTTTTATTTTCTTGTTCGTGTTCGACAATTGGGTGACAACGAGCGCACAACAGCATGATATTATCTGGCTCAAACTCAAGTTGTGGATTGTCCTTAATCGGCACAATGTGATGATGTTGTTTATTTCGACCGAATACTATTCGTCCACAGTTCTGACAAGCGTTATGTTCGCGCATATCAACCACCTCACAAACTGACTTCCATTCTTGCGATCTATAAACCGGCTTGTTGTCGTGATGATAAATTGACTTTCGCTTAGCATGTGCTCGCTTAAACTTTTCCGAGTATTTGTGTTCTTCGCAATAGCTACCGTGCTCAATAACGTTATGGCAGCCGTTAAACTCACACATGTGTTTAGTCATCTTGTTTCATTAGCCATTCGACTAAGTCTTGTTTCTTAACAACCTTGCTATCCTTATCCAGTCCCTTAGCCTCAGCCATGCTACGTAGCTCGGTGACTTTCATATTTGCATAGTCTTTCACCTGCTGAAATGGCTTAGCCTCAAACTCAACCTTCTTAGTTTTGTCGTTGTAATACTCGGTTCCAAACGGCGTATTCCTTACTGCTCGTTTTGTCATGTCTATTCATCCTTTCATGGGTACACAAAAAGCCAACTAACTTAATAGCTGGCTTTCGTGGTAGATTACAATATATATTTTTCGGAAGTGTAAAGGTGTTGCCGTGTTTAGTTTACACTCTGACTTATTTTGCAACTTCTTTACGATAACAATATATCACGTATTACCATGTCGAGAATACGCAATTAGTACGCGATATCATAAAGTCCTAGTCGATTTGCCAAATCGTTTAAAAATTCCTTGCGCATTTTAAAAGCAGTTGTGTGGCTGACGTTTATTAAATGATTAGCAATCAATCCATCCACCGTATATTCTGGTCGTCTCTTAAAGTACATCTCTTGGATGATTGTCCACGTGTCGTTATCATATTCATCTTGCATATTGCTGATGATGTCTCGCTGCCGCTTTAACGCATTAATACGTCTGTCGTCATCAATGGTTATTAAAGTCCGCAGCGTGCCATCGTTATCCATAACGTTGGATTTACCACCGCCGATATTATCATCATTCGAGCTCATCGGATATCGCAACTCCTGTTCACGCATTTCGATATACTTATCTACCTTGGGATAATCTCTCAATATGTCTTCGACCTTATTAACGGTTGACCGTTTCATTTAACCACCCCACCATGCTGATAGTACGGCTTACTATTTATCTTGGCTAATGTTGCCTCGAATTCTTCCAATGTGTCTAAGTAAGTCTTAGCTTTTACCAAATCCTCATGACCATTCTTATTCTGGTATCGAGCAATGTACTTGAAAATATTACCTTTCAAAAATCCACGGTACTCATCATTAGTCAGCAAACCATTCTCAAAGTGTGAGAACAAATCCTGTCCTTTGTTTTGATAATATTCTGGTTTCATCTATCATCGCCCCTTTCGTGCTGTTTAATGACATTATTTACGGTAGTCAATGAATGGCCTAGTCGTTGGGCTATCTCTCTACCAATCAAGCCTCGTCCGTGCAGTTCAATAATCTTCCTTCGCTTTTCTGGGAATGTCGCTAAAACAATTCCCTTCATCACCTTTCGATCATCTAAGTGAAACTGCCTACGTAACTTAACTAACTCCGATTCTGGCACATTTACCATACTGGGCTCTTTGCCAGCAACTCGATACTTGTTTTCTAACGCATGAACCTTTTCTACTAGATTATTCATTTAATCACCTTCAATAGTTCTGGTCATTTAACCTCTCTAATCGTCCAACCATCAAGCTTATTATGCATAATCGCCGCAGCCTTAATCTTCCAGGTCGGACGTTTGATAATCTGCTGTGCGTAACTAACAAAGATGGCTCTGTGCCACTCCTTACCTCTGGTTATTGTTACTTTCATTTATTCCTCACTCACAATTCTTAAAGCATCATCCACAGAACGAGCCACCCCGTATAGGATTGGATACTGCTCTGCAAATTCAGCAAATCGTTTCTGATCGTCACGTAAACGACCTTTTTCATTTTTGATTTCGATGGCGAAA